TTCCTCCGGTAAGCTCAGCGTCAAGGTTGACGACACTGGTATTGAAATTAACTCTGACACTGTGCGTCTCAAGGACAATGGTGTTACCCTAGCCAAGATGGCTGGTCTCGCACGAGGCAAGTTCATCTATGGTGACGCTTCTGGTGACCCCGCAGCTCTAGCTCTTGGTTCTGCTCACCAGTTCCTCCAAGCTGACGGCACTGACCTCGCTTGGGTTTCAATGAGTGGTGATGTCACCCTCGCCGCTGGTGTTGCCTCAATTGGTGCCACCAAGGTCACTGACGCAATGATGAATGATGATGTTGCTACTGGTCTCGCTGGTGTCGGTCTTTCCGCCGCTTCAGGTGTTCTAGCTCTTGACTGCAATGAGCTAAGCGCTGCTGCCGTTGATCGCGCGAATGACTCTTTTGTCATAATTGACGCGACCGACAACAGCACCAAGAAAGAGTCCATTGCCGATCTCGCCGCAGCTTTCGCTGATGGTGACGGTATTGAGGCTTCCTCTGGTAAGCTTAGCGTTAAGGTTGACGATAGCTCTGTTGAGATTGACTCCGACACAGTTCGCGTCAAGGCTCTTGGTGTCACCAACGCAATGCTCGCTGGTTCCATCGCGAACGCCAAGCTTGCTAACAGTGCTCTTACTGTTGGTAGTACCAGTGTTTCCCTTGGCGGTACAGCCACTGCGTTCTCCGGTCTAACCGGTCTTGACTTCACCGCTGCTAACGCCAGCATTGGTGCCAGTCTTGGTGCAAACACTCTAACCCTCGGTGGAGCTGCTTCCCACGTCAGAATCGCTGGTAACCTTGAGGTTGTCGGTAGTGTTGACGCTGTTAGCGCCACAGAGCTAAGAGTTGAGGACCTAACCATTCAGTGCGCGAGTGGCTCTGCCAACTCTTCCGCTGCTGATGGCGCTGGTCTAAAGGTTGATGGCGCTGACGCCAGCTTCCTATGGAGCCACTCCGGACAGCACATGGAGATTAACGAGGATTGCAAACTTAATGGTATGACAGCTGCACTCGCTGCTATCAGCGATGACGCTACCCTAACCCAGAAGCACTTCTTGGTTAAGGTTGACACCTCTGGTGGTGCCGTCACCGTGACCCTACCCAGCAGCATGCCTACTGGTAAGGTCTTCGTCATCAAGCAAGGTGGTCACGCCAGTAACGCTGTTACTATTGATACTGCCGGTTCTGAGACCATTGATGGAGCTGCTAGCATTTCACTAGGTTCCGCCTACGGTGCTGCGAACCTTATGTTCGATGGCTCTAACTACCTAATCTGGTAATTTAAGCTATCACTTAGCTTGGAGGGGCGCCCATTCGGGCGCCCTTCTTTTTTTGGGTGTTTGTCAACTAGAATACTATTTATGATTGACATAAAGTGTCTTTCGATCACTTGTATTTTAGGAGAGTATAAATGTCATCAATGTTAGAACAAGCCATCGTCGACGCCACCGCTCTCAGGGAAGCCGCCCTCAAGAATGCTGAGGCGGCAATCATTGAAAAGTATGCCCCTGAGATTAAGACTGCAGTCAACGCATTATTAGAACAAGAAGAGACCACCCCGGAGCCCGTACAAGAGGCACCCGCACCAGAGGTGGATGCTCCGCCGGCATTCCTAGAAGGAGAGGGAGACCTCCCAGTCCAAGGGGAGGAAGTTGAATTGGAACTTACCCTAGAAGCGCTAGAGAACATGGCAAAAGAATTGGTGACAGAAGAAGACACAATCGAAGAAGAGGCTAAGCCTGACTTCCTTGATCTAGATAAGGACGGCGATAAAGAAGAGTCCATGAAGGACGCCGCCGAAGATAAGGAAGAGGCAGAGTCTGTGGACGAGTCCGCTGAGGAAGAGGATTTTGTCCTCGATGAGGCTGCTATCGCAGCGCTTGTCGAAGAACTCGTCGTAGATATTACACCCCAGAAGAGTGGATGGGCAGGTATGCCAGAGTCCACAATGCAGCACAACCTAGAGCTAGAACTAGCTCATCGTGCCGCCACTGAGGTAAAAGCAGAGAACGACGAACTCAAGAAAGCTCTAGAAGAGCTTAATGAGTCCAACACGAATCTAAAGAAGTCTAATAAGACTCTTAAAGAAACTGTTTTGAAGATGAAGAGCGCATTTGACGATATGAGCACTTCAAACGCAAAACTAATTTATACGAATCGTATTTTGAGTAGCCCCTCCTTGAATGAGCGACAAAAAGAAAATATTGTTGAAGCTATATCTAAAGCCGGTTCGGTTGATGAAGCGAAGGTTATCTATGAGACACTTCAGAGCACAGGGGGCACTGCCCGACGAAAGCAAATGCCAAAATCCCTAAGCGAAACTATCCAGAGATCTTCAACCACGGTACTGCCTAGGCGTCAGCCCAAGCAGGCAACCGATACTGCTATTGACAGATTGCAAATTCTTGCAGGTATTAAACATAACAATTAATTAAAAGGAGGTGATACTTTTATGTCTGTATTAAACAAATTAACTGAAGGTATCGTCAACCGAGATATGAAGAAGGAAGGCGAAGCTCTTCTTTCCAAGTGGGAGAAGACTGGTCTTCTCGAAGGTCTCGGAGATGATACTACGAAAAACGGCATGGCTCGACTTTTGGAGAACCAAGCCAAGGAGCTTCTACGTGAGGCTGCTTCCACCATGTCTGGTGGAGACGTCGCGGGTTTCGCTGCTGTAGCGTTCCCCATCGTTCGTCGTGTATTCGGTGGACTCATTGCTAACGACCTCGTGTCCGTTCAGCCCATGAGCCTACCCTCTGGTCTAATCTTCTTCCTAGACTTCACCTATGGTAACAACAAGCTAGGTACCGATTCTACGGACGCAGCGTTCCCGAAGGGTGCTTCCATTTATGGAGGTCAGGTCGTAGGTAGCGAGCTAACTGGTGGTGTAAACCTTACTGGTCTCGGCGCGGAAAGAGGTCCTTATGCCCTTAACAATGGTTACTCCAGCCCGACTGGTAGTGCCGTCTTTAAGTTGGACACTGCTGCTACTGCCCAGAGCATCATTTTCGGAACTGGTTCCGGCGGCGCCGCTCCGGTTGGTGTTGCTGATCAGGAGACTTTGAACAAGCTTATTCGCTTCGATCCCGACCTATCTGGATCTGGTGTTGCTTTGATTGCGATCACGGGCTCTGCTGACCTTGCTCAGCTTAACGTCAATGATCTTATCACGCTTGCCCCGACTGGTACTCTAAGCACGGGTCGTATGGTCCGTCGCTTGACGTCATTCGATTCTGGTTCAAGCCAGAGCGGTGATCCTTCATTGTCATCCTATGTGTTGCGCCTAGTCTTTGAGTCAACCACAGCTGTTCAGGCTGCTGATTTGGCTGCAGAGCTAAATGACAACGCGGAGTTTGAGATGGGCTTCACCATCAACGATAACTTCACTGCTACAGGTCAGCCTGTCGGTGGCGTCGTTGGTACTACGCTTTGGGAACTAGAGAATAACTCTCTAATCCCCGAGATCAACATCAAGGTCGACAGTGTAGCTGTCACCGCGATGACCAAGAAGCTCAAGGCTAAGTGGACACCGGAGTTGGGTCAAGACCTTAACGCCTACCACAACCTTGATGCCGAGGTTGAGCTAACCAGCATTCTCTCCGAGCAAATTGCTCTAGAGATTGATCAGGAGATCCTCGCTGATCTCATCAATGGTGCTGCCGCTGGTACACTCTACTGGTCACGTTCACCGGGTCTCTTCCTTAACCGCGAGACAGGTATTGAGGTCGGCGCCGCTTCTGCTGCTCCTGACTTCACCGGTACGGTCAGCGAGTGGTATGAGACGCTACTAGAGACGGTCAATGACGTTTCTGCTAGAATCCACCGCAAGACTCTCCGTGGCGGAGCAAACTTCATCGTCTGCTCCCCTGAGCTTGCTGCCATCCTTGAGTTCACCGCCGGATTCCGCGCTGCCGTCACTGTTGACGGTGACCGTGGCACCGCAGGTGCTGTCAAGGTCGGTCAGCTCTCCAAGAAGCTCGACGTCTACGTCGATCCGTACTTCCCGCGTCAGGTAATGCTCGTGGGTCGTCGCGGCGGAAGCTTCCTAGAGAGCGGATTCGTTTACGCTCCTTACGTCCCGCTACAAGTCACTCCCACCATCTTCGGTGTCGAGGACTTCGTGCCCCGTAAGGGCGTGATGACCCGTTACGCTAAGAAGATGGTCCGTCCTGATATGTACGGTCTCGTCATCTGCCGTGACCTAATTGGTGGAGCCGGCTCAACTGCCTAATCACTGATTAGTTAAAAAACAGTCAAACCCTCGGTTCTTTTCGGAGAGCCGGGGGTTTTGTCTTTCGGGTAGCTAATTAGGAATACCTAGTTATTGGGCAGGCTTGACCTGCCCCCGCTTCACAAGAGTGGAGTGTGGACATGATTATAAAAGGCGCAAA